TCGGCTCGGCGACGAAGATCACCGTCTTCTCGATGTTCACGTTCAACCTGACCGCCTCGGCGACCGTGACCCTCCAGGCGAATGCGAGCAACTCCTGGGGGTCGCCCTCATACTCGCAAGCGTTGACGATCGCGACCAATGCCGACGGGACCGTATTACAGCGGATCGTGTATTTCTTGGATCAGACATATCGATATTGGCGGGTTACGTTTGCCGACTCGGGCAATGCCGCGTCATACCTCCAAATCGGCAGAATCGCGGCGGGCGAATATTACGAATTGACGAGGAACATCAACCAGAATTTCAATATCACGATGTATGACCCATCCGAGGGCGATCGGGTGCCAGGGCGACAGACCTTTTTTCGCAATCGCAATCGGTATCGGCGGGCGACGGTGCGGTATAACCTCCAGAGCCAGACGCAGACGGATAAATTGAGCGCGATCATGGAGAAGACCGGCAACTCGCGGCCCCTCGTCCTCGCCCTCGATCCGACGGACCGACCGAGCAAAGACTCGATGTATTGCTATTTGGAAACGCCATTGAGCCAGGCGCACCAGTTTATCGGCAATTATTCGACGGCCCAACTCGTATACGAAGAGAAGACCGAATAAATGGCATTCGATCAAACGTCATCGATACAGGATTGGCGGCAACTCGTCGAGATCGCCCTGACGGGTAAAACGCTGTACTATGCCCGCGATCCGGTGACGTTTGACGATGGGACGGTATACGACGGGCGATTGCTCAGTATGTCCTCGATGACCCTCTCGGCGGGGCAGTTGCTCGACCCTCGCGTCACGATGCCCTCGTTGACGCTCAATCTGGACAATAGCGACTCGGGCATCTCGGATCTGATGGAAAGTTACGAGTGGTCGAATAAGTCGGTCACCGTAAAGATCGGCCAGGGCACCGCCGCCGCCGATTATACAACCGTATTTGTCGGCACGATCCTTTTTCCTGGCGGCATCCAGTTTGACGATACCGTTGCGCGTATCGAACTCGATGACGAGCGGATGAAGGACGAGAAGGTCTTGCCGACCAATAAATTTTTTGTGTCCACGTACGCAAACGTCGAAGAGAAATCCAAAAACCTCCCGATCCCTCTCATATATGGCGATTGGCGCACCACTGCCGGGGGCGGCGAAAAAGTGCCGTGCTATTGCATTAATACCACGAACCGCACTTTCAAGATCGCGTCCCATGCCATCAAGGAGATCCAGGCGGTATACAAGAACGGCGTTGCGGCGACCCTCACCTCGACCGATCTGGCGAATGCCGAGTTTGTCATGGACGACTCATATGATCAGACGGTCGATACGGTGACGGCGAACATCCAAGGGGCAACGCATAATGGCACCAGTGGGGGAAACCTTCTGGAGTCGCTTCCTGATATTGTGGAGGATATTCTCACGACGCATCTCGGCGTGGCATCGGGCAATATCGACTCGACGGCTTTCTCGACCTGGGAGACAAACCTCGGCACGGTTAAGGCGCGGAGACATATCGCGACGGAAGCATCGTCAAACACATTGATTACCGACGCCCTCGTCGAGGGCTTTGCCGATCTGATCATCCTCGATGGTAAGTATGTCCCGCGATACCGCATCGCGGGTCTGACAGGACTCGACTCGTATCGAGATTTCGATATGATGGCGCGGCGAGATGGGGTCAAGCAATTTCAAGTCGCCAAAGATCCCGAGCGAATCACCCTGAACCAGATCGTCGCGAGTTATCGATATGACCCTGCGAACCTCAAATTCGCGGGACGCTTCGACCTCGACGACGACGCGGCGATCGCCCTCGTCGGCACGACCCGCCGCCGCCGAATGCAATATAACTGGCTGTATGTCGATGCCGATGCCGAGACGCGGGCCGAGCGGGAATTGTATACGTTCGCCGCCGAGCTTGAGATGGTGACGGTCGGCATCGGCCCGAGGTCGTTGACGAAAGTGCCGACCGACCAGTTTCGTCTCACATACAGCAAATTCACCGATGCAAGCGGGTTCGGGGTGCCGATGATGATCCGCGACATCGCGATCGATTTCAACCAGATGCGCTCGACGATCCGCGCCTGGAATGTCCTGACCCTCTCGCCGGGACGATGGACCGTATCGACCGCGCCGACATGGTTATCGAGCAATCTGACGCAACGCGAGGAACATGGTTTCTGGACCGATAACGACGGGTATGCCGACCCCTCGGGAACACCTGACGAAACATCAAAACGGAGCAAGTGGTTTTAATGGCTTATACTGCGGGTTTCAGCGTAAACGTCGGCGATCCGACGAAAGCGAGCGATGTAACGACCCTCGCCGCAAATGACGATTTCCTCAAGGCGGCGGTCGATGCGATTATGGCCGACTCGGCGACCCCGAGCAGTACGCTCAAGGCGACTGTCGTCCTGGCCGATGGGGTTACGGCGACAACGCAAAGTGCGGGCAATAATACGACAAGGGTCGCGACCACTGCCTTTGTGAAGACCGCGGTGGATGCGTCTTCGACCGATCCCGGTGGGAGCAATACGCAGATACAGTACAACAACTCGGGCGCATTTGGTGCCTCGGCGAACCTGACCTTCGACGGCTCGACATTGGCGGTGACGGGTGCATTATCGGCAACGGGCAACATTAGCTTTGATGGCGGGTCATTTGTCTTCAACGAGAGTGGCGCGGACAAGGATTTTCGCATCGAAGGTGACTCTCAAGCCAATCTGTTTGTGGCTGATGCAAGCACGGATCGGATCGGCATTGGTACCGCAACCCCCGCAGCGCCACTGGAGGTGATCGTAGCGCCGGGCAATGGGATACGCATAACAGACCCCAGCGCAAGTGCAGATGCGAGCGAGGCCATGATTGGTCTATATGGCTCGACAGATGGTGGCACACGGTTGGGGTGGCTGGGTTTTGGCGGCACAAGCAATAGCATTATGTCAATGTTCAACGACCAATCGGACTCGATGACGTTTGGCACAGCCGGCACGGAGCGTTTGCGAATCGGAGCCGATGGCAACATCGGTATAAAATGCACCGATCCAACAGGCACAGGATCGGTTCAGGCGCACGATCTCGTCATTGGAAATACGGGCTTGGGTTCATCGGAACATACAGGCATTACGCTCATGGCGGGTACTGGTGGTATATCGCGCCTTGATATGGGCGATACAGTCGCAAGCGCACAGATGGGTATCTATTGCAATCACTCTGACGATACGATGAATTTTGTAAGTGGTCCTTCGGTGCGTATGACGCTGTTGAGCAGTGGCGATGTGTTGATTGGCACCTCAGACACCGCTAACGCTGGACGCTTCAAAGTTTTAAATAGCGATGGCGAATATACAAGCGCTTTTTTCAACTCAAACGGATCGTCACCTTACGGGCTATTTTTGAGCTTTAGCGGTGCCGCACCCAACAACAATACCACAAATCACTATTTGCATTGCAACGACAATAGCGGCAGTGATCGCCTTAAAATTTGGAGCAACGGCGATGTGCAAAACGCCAATGGTACGTATGGCACGCTCTCCGACATCAAACTAAAACAAGACATCACCGATATGCGGTCTTATTGGGCCGACTTCGCATCGCTCCAATACCGCAAATATCGACATAAAAGCGATGTTGCGGTAAATGCCGATGCACCGTATCGCATCGGTCTTGTCGCTCAAGAAGTCGAGTCGGTATTTCCAAGTTGTGTTGTGGATGCAATTGACCAAGAGCCGCAGGACGTTGCGGTGTTGGACGAGGACGGCAACGCCACGTACGAGCAGACTGCAAAACTGGATGCTGATGGCAACGCTGAACTCGACGCTGATGGCAATACGGTGATGACTAACAAACTCGACGATGACGGCAACGCGATACCGATAACTGAGACAAAAACAGTTGATCTTGGAACCGTGACCAAGTGGGTCAAGTCGAGTATCATCGAAGGTCCGATCATGGCGAGTGTGGTGCAGGAATTACAGACTCGCCTCGAGGCGGCAGAAGCCAAGATTGCGGCACTGGAAGCGGCGTGACCCACTGCGAGATGGCGTTGCATATCCTTATCGGTGCCGTTGCGTTGATCTCGATTTACACCGCAGTAATGGCGCACCTCATCGATGCCGCAAAACGGGGCAAGCGTGGACGCTGACCTGACCATCTCGCTCGTCGCCCTGGCGATCGTCGCAATGAACGGCGCGAGCTTATTCCTGGC